GGAGATTAATGTTGATGAGTATAAAGCATATAGCAAAGCATTCGAGATGTTCCTGCGAAAAGATGAACGGTTATCAATGCCAGATCATCTTAAAGCACTCTCTGTAGGTATTGATCCTGATGGCGGATATACTGTTACTCCGGTTATGAGTAATCGGACAATTGCTAAACTCTTTGAGGGAGATCCTCTTAGGCAGTTGGCGAATGTGGAAACTATTTCCACCGGCGCGATTGAATGGCTCGTTGATTGGGATGAGGCCGGCTGGGGCTGGGAAGGTGAGACAGAAACTGGGGCTGAGACAAGCACTCCGCAATTGTATAAAAAGCGGATTCCGGTGCATGTGATTTATGCCAAACCAAGGGCTACGCAGACTCTGCTTGAGGATTCGGGCATCAATATCGAGAATTGGTTGGCCGATAAAGTTGCCAGTCGATTTCTTAGAGGTGAGGGCGCCGCATTTGTGTCCGGTGATGGGGTTGGAAAGCCCAGAGGGTTCCTGACCTACGCAAGTGGAACCGGCTGGGGGCAGGTTGAGCAGGTAGCAATGAAACACGCTACTGCGCTAACTGCTGATGGCTTTATCGCAGTTAAGTACAGTCTGGTTGAGTATTATCTGACCAGAGGCACTTGGCTGATGAATCGGCTGACCGTAGCGGATGCTATGTATCTGAAAGATGGTGCCGGGGATTATATCTGGAAGCCTGGTATGGCTGAAGATAAAGCAAGTACTATTCTCGGGTTGCCGGTGAGAATGTCAACCACTATGCCTACTGTAACCGGATCTGCATTGTCAGTTGCGTTGGCTGATTGGGCAGAGGCGTATACCATAGTTGATCGTCTGGGAATAACCATTCAGCGTGATCCGTTTACGGTGAAACCGTATGTTGAGTTCTATACTCGGAAACGCGTTGGTGGAGATGTAACCAATTATCAGGCAATTAAACTTGGCATAATCAGCGCATAAGAAAACTATAAAGGAGGTATCATATAATGAGAGATGGATATTCAAATTTCAAATTTTTTCAGGCATTGGCTCCATTTATAACGACTGATCCCCCTGCTCATGCAGGTATTGCAGTTGATCGACAAGGTTATGAAACTGTAACCTTTATCGTTAATGTTGGTGATCTTGCAAGTGGTGGAGCGATGGCAGCTGATGATTTCCATCAGTTGAAGTTGGAACATTACAACAGTACGGCACTGGCTTGGAGTGAGTGTTACCCAAGTCAGATGATTCATAGTGTAATCGGAGAGGCAGGGGCGTATTCCACTTTAAATTCTGGAATATTCCAGAGCATAATCTCTTCGGTAGATGGATCAACCACATACTGTGTAGGATACAAAGGTCCGCATCGACTTTGCCGAATTTACGTATCAGGGGAGAATACTCCCTCAACTATGCAAATCGGTGCGGTTGCGGTTCTTGGATTACCGGCAAATTGGCCTGTAAATGTGCCGATAGGGTAATCTGTAGGGATAGTAAAATTTAGCTGGGGATATTTTACTTCCCCAGCTAAAATTAAATTTAACTGTAAAGGAGTATTGATATGGCTGAAGATGCAACATATCAAACTAAGGTTTACCATGAGCGAAATGGTGATGCCGAAGTTGTGAAATCTGATGGAATCATCAGAGGACACAGTGGGGGCCTCACAAGTATGGAAAGTGGATTTATCTGGACACTGGCAAGCCAAGAAGTGCTGACGAAAGATGTGGTAAGGAAGGTGCATAGTCAATATGTGCCGCTACTGATTATTCCAGGAGATAATTCTGTTATTTTATCTCAGTCGAACTTGCCGTATAATACCAAGTTTGTAAAAATACTCGGTTCTGATGCGGCGCAAAGTATGTCTTTTTGGTTAACGTCTTGTTCTGCCGGTGCTGAATTATATCTTCAGTTATGTGGCGATTCTATTGGGATGTTTACCAATGCAAGCACGCAGGTTGACGTATCAACATCCGGATGCATAATCTTGGATTCAGTTGGCGCGGCCGTAAGTGGATTTGAGATGCACACTTCTCTTGCAAGTGATTGTGGTGTCCATCTTATAGCATTTGCAGATAACGTATGGTCAATAGTGGGCCAATTCGGAGATATCGATACCTAATATGTAGGAGGGGTGTGAATTATGGCTGAAGATGCAACATATCAAACTAAGGTATATCATGAAAGAGGCGGGGACGCTGAAGTCATAAAATCCGATGGAATTATTCGGGGCCATAGTGGTGGACTGATGAGTATGGAAAGCGGATTTATCTGGACGTTAGCGAGCCAGGATGTATTAACGAAAGATATGGTACGAAAGGTTCATAGTCAGTATGTACCATTGTTAATTATTCCATCAGCGGCAGCGACCGCACTTGCTATATCGAATTTACCATACAATACCAAGTTCGTAAAAATACTTGGTTCTGCTACTATGACGGATGCCTCATTTTGGTTAACTTCTTGTTCTGCTGGCGCTGAAGTATATCTTCAGTTATGTGGCAATTCCATTGGGACGTTCGTAAATGTGACGACTACAATCGATGTATCAACGTCTGGTTGTATTCTTTTAGGTTCAGTTGGGGCCGCTATTAGTGGATTCGAAATGAACACATCCGTAGCAAGCGATTGCGGGGTTCACCTCGTTGCTTTTGCGGACAATGTATGGTCGATGGTAGGTCAATTTGGTGATATCGACGAATAAAGGAAAGTGAGGATAGCATGCCTAAAATTAAAATGTTAGTGGATGCTCAAGGTTGTTCTGACGGATTTACAGCGCGACTGTATAAACGCGGGCAGGAATACGAGGTAAGCAAGACGTTAGCCAATAACTTCGTAGTCCAACAAGGGATTGCTGAGTCGGTGCCTACATTACAGAGACGTTCGGTGCCGGCAGCTCCTGAGAATGCTGCAGTAACAGCGGCGCCTGAGAATAAGAGTATGGGATCTCTGCGGGTATTTCAATTGGCAGAGCAGCTTGGAATTACTTCTGTGGAGGTAATAAAGCTTGCTAAGAAGTTGGGAATTACTGCCCGGGCTCCAGCATCTGGTTTGAGTGAGGAAGATGTAAATCGGATTACTGCTGAGGTATCCTGATGGCACTTGTTTATACTAAGAGTTTGTTGGAAAAGCCGCCTCCGATACATGGGAATCGAGTTTGGAAGATTTCCACTGGTCCACGAATTGAGCCGGTATCGGTTGAGGAACTCAAGTTGTTTGCCAAAATTGATACGGATGATGTCGATTCTCTGCTTAGGGGGTTTATTGAATCAGTTAGATTTGCGGCAGAGGAGTATATGGGCAGAGCATTAATTCAACAAACTATTAGATTGCTGATGGATTTCTGGCCGTCTATGATAATTGAATTACCAAGGCCACCTTTGCTGTCAGTGACCAAGATTGCCACCTTGGATGAGGATGACACGGAAACAGAATATGATTCCGATAATTACTATGTCATTATAGGATCTACCCCAGGTAAAGTAATTTTGAAACAATCCGTAACTGCCCCATATAACTCAATGCGGGATTATGCCGGATATTTAATTGAGTATAAGGCTGGCTACGGGACAGACGCAAAAGACGTTCCAAGCCCAATCAGAGAAGCGATAAAACTATGGGCGGCAGCGGTATATGAAATGGGGGTTCTTGATAGTAAGAAACCTCCGCCAAAGGTAAAGGAAAATTTGGATTTATTTCGTACCGTTGGGGTTATGATTCGATAGGAGAAGATATGGCAGATGAAGATTTAAGTTTATCTGAATTACTTGGATTACAAGATGGGGAAACGCTGGCGTCAACGGATTTAGCGTATGTCGTATTGGACCCAGATGGTACTCCGAAACCACGTAAGGTGTCCATTGAAACTCTTTTGGGAGTAATTGTCAGCAGTGGTTTATTTGGAGATCCGGCTGATAAGACGATTGCTGGAGGGGTTATTACTTTATCTGCAGAGGAGCATTATGTAGCCTTAAATGGGCAGGCAGATACTGATGATGAACTGACTGCAATTAATAAGACCGGTGGCGGATATCTGGATCATGGACACGTTGTGGTATTGACCGGTATCACTGGATTGGATCATGTAATTACTTTGGTTGATGCCGGGAATTTCAAGCTCCAGGGCGTTTTCAGTATCAATAATGAATA